TTTTACAAAATGTAGAACACAAAATGTAGAATTATGACAGAAGATTTAGCTTTATTCTTTGGTGCATTCTGTTTAGGTGTATCAGTAGGTATGTGGATGGGTATGAAATTTTGGGAATATTTTGGAGGAGATGAAGACAATAAATAGTGATAAATCAAAGGTGAGTAACGCAATTACTTTAATCGATAAATACAACTTGTCAAGCAGAAGCAGAAAACGTGAGCTGGTAGGCATGAGGAGTTATATCATGTTTAAGCTAAGGAGTTTAGGAATGTCACTTGAAGCAATAGGGAAACTGTTTGACAGAGACCATGCTACGGTCATTCATGCGATTAAAAAGCATAAAATGTATACTCAGGTAGGTGACGTCATTTACAGAACAGACATAGCGCAAATAAAACACGATTTCATAGCGATGAATAAGAACATCCAGTCAAGCATATTCGATGACGTTCTTTCAGCTAATGACTACACTGACTTGTTAGTTATCAAGCAAAAAATTCACTCAGGTGTTTACTTGACATAAAACAAATTAGAAAATAATAGTTATATTTGTAACTGGTTAGAGTCTCAAACATAGTTAACCAACAGGAATTATTTACCCTGTCAATGATGTAGACGTGAGACTCCTACAGATTTGATAGGGTTTTTTTATGCTTAAAAATTAATGATATGAGTGAAATTTATTTAAAATGTCAATATTCAGATGACGACGAAATGATAGTTTCTATTGGTGATTTTGTTTGTTTTGAAATTGTTACAGATGGAAAAGCTGTTTCAGTTTGTTTAGATGACAAACAAGCGTACACATTGATTAAATACTTACATAGCTATAGATATGAGCGGTTGGATTAAATTACATCGGTCTTTAAAAGATTGGGAGTGGTACGATGACCATAACGCAACTAGGCTGCTTTTGCATTTGCTTGTGTCTGTAAACTATGAAGATAAACAATGGAAAGGTCAAACTGTTAAAGCTGGTTCAATGATTACTAGTTGGGAAAGTTTAGCTAAGGAAGTTGGCTTATCAGTTAAGCAAATTAGGTTAGCTATGAGTAAGCTAGAAAGCTCAAAAGAAGTAGTAAGATTTACGACAAACAAATGGCAAGCTGTAACCCTAGTAAAATGGGATAAACTGCAAGGTTGCGACAGTGAACAGGGCAGTCAGAGGGATAGTCAAAGGGCAACAACTAAAGAATATAAAGAAATAAAGAAAGTATTTAGTACACCAACTGTTCAGGAAGTTATGGAATATTGTAAAGAAAGAAACAATCTTGTAGATGCTAATAAATTTGTTAATTTTTACGCTTCTAAAGGTTGGATGGTTGGTAAAAATAAAATGAAAGATTGGAAAGCTGCTGTAAGAACTTGGGAAGATGATGCAGATAAAAACAAGTTAAAAGGAATAATGTCTCACCCTGTAATAATTGACTAATGTACAAAAGACTATCTGAGGTAAATACTCAAATGCACGATATTAGGCAACTAAAAAATGTCAAAGGTAAATCTGTTGGTTGGGATTGGGATATATTGCCATATACGGTAAAAGAGGGATGTACTACTTACATAGGTGCAGCTCCAGCTTCAGGTAAGACCGAGTTATGGTTCGAGTTTCTAATCAATCTTTCTTGTTTACACAACTGGAATCACGTTATATTCTCACCTGAGACTGGTAATGCTGCTGAGATATATGCAGAGCTTTGCTACAAGTATATTGGTAAACCATACACAATAGGAGAAAATTCAATGACACAAGGCGAACAGATACGAGCTGAGATGTTTGTTGACAAGCATTTTATAGTAGTTGACCCAATAGACGAAGATTTGACCTTAACAGACTTTTATGATTTGGTGGATAGCATTGAACGAAAACACGATTTAATAATTCATACCACAACTATAGACCCATGGAATGAGTTGACGGAAAAGTTTGAGCCTAGTGATTTAGGAAGGGAAGACAAATACCTATCTCGAATACTTGGACTAGCAAGAAAGAACGCACGTAAAACAGGAAGGCATAACTGCATAATAAACCATGTTAGAGACCAAACACCAATAACAACAGAAAATGCCGTAGGAACGAAGATAACCTACTTTCCTACTCCTAGTGCTAGAGACTTTGCTGGAGGTCAGGTATGGTTCAGGAAAGGACTTTGTGTATTAATTCCATGGCGACCACCTTACGGACTAAGAAATGAAGATGGTTCTATATGCGAAAAAAACGAAGTACATTTGAAAGTAGCAAAGAGTAAACCAAAAGGCGTATCAAAAAACGGAACGTATCGAATGTTTTTAGACGTAGAGCGTTATCAGTACTATATGCTAGACTGGAAAGGAAACAGAATATATGCCAACAGAAACACGATACAACCTAAGCAAACAGAAATACAAATAAACAACAGCTTGAATTACGTTAAACCTGACGATTGTCCATTTTAAAAACAAGAACTATGATAAACGATTTAGACCATTTACTTACCCAAACACAAGTAAGCGCAATAATAGGCAGCTTGTCGATGGAGTTGAAGAGACTTGAGCAGTTAAACGAACCAAAACACGAACCATTTAGAATAGGTACAAAGAAACACCTAGAAGAAATGAAAGAGGTATTGATGCACTTGTTCGTCTCTGAGAAGGAATTAAACACTTTAAAAAGCATAAACTACAACCTACATAGGGAAAACATGGAACTGTCAAGAAAAGTTGAGCAGTTGGAAATAATGAATAATAACCTAATGAATGGCATATAACGGTTGGGTATATACGAAGTACCCTTACCACAAAGTTTAAAATTTAATACAAACCTTAATAGGGTATTTCGTATATACCTTGTTAGTTGCAGTTAATAATGAATTATGGAATTTTTTAAATATACACTAACTGAAAAGGACAAAGAATATTGTTTATTTCATGCAAAAAAAATGGCTGAAGGATTTTCTACTTATAGCTTTAAAAATGATGAATCACAATCTATTGATGTTTATTACATAGGTAAAGTTGGAGAATTTGTGTTTTATAAATTTTTGAGAAAACTTGAGAAGAAAGGAAAGTTAAAAATTAAACACGTTCCATTTCGAGAAAAATATGATAAAATAAATTTTAAAGATGATTTTATAGTTCAAATTAATGGTAAAGATTTACAAATCGAAGTTAGAACAAAGGGTAGAAATGTAGAACCTGAATTAGATTATGAATGTTGTACAGATTGTATTAAACCACATTTCACTTATGTTTTTTTATCGTTTAACAAAAAAACAAACAATGTCAGTTTATTAGGTTTTGCTAATTGGGATAATCTTAAAACTAACGCAGAAATAACTTTAAAAGGGTCAACTAATAGTAATTTTAAAAATAAAGTTAACGAGTTCAATATAAAAATAAAATTTCTGTATGATATACATAATATAGTCAATTGCAACTAACTAGTTGCTAGGCGCAACAGTTGCGTAAAGCATAACTAAAACGAAATAATATGCGCTGTAAAAACTGCAAAAAAAAATTTGAACCTATACGCTTTCTACAAAAGTATTGCTTAGAACCTGAATGCGTGAAAGTATGGGTAGAAACCGAAAAGCAAAAACAATGGAAGGCTAAAAAAACACGGTTGAAAAAAGAACTAATGTCTTTACAGGACTGGTTGAAGTTAGCACAGATGACGTTTAACAAATACATTCGCCATAGAGACAAAGGAATGAGCTGTATATCATGCGGAAATGAGCCTAAAAAAGCAAACGCTGGACATTATTTTTCACAAGGCGGGCATTCAAACGTTAGGTTTAATGAAGACAACGTACATCTACAATGTGAACACTGCAATAGTTTTTTATCTGGCAACCTTTTGAATTATCAAATCGGAATCGAAAAACGTATAGGCGGTGAACGGTTACTTGCATTGCATGAAATAGCGCATGAAACAAAGAAATGGACTATTCAAGAGCTAAACGAAATAATCGAAACGTATAAAAAGAAGCTAAAAGATGGAATATAACAATGACTTTAGATACGATTTAAAGGTAGGTAAAGTATATGAGCATAAACTAGCAGCACTACTAGGTAATAAAATAGAAGTAAAGCGAGATTTTAAATGTTTAGATACAGGAAACATATTTGTTGAATACGAAAGCAGAGGTAAGAAATCAGGAATAAGCATAACAGAAGCTGAGTATTGGTGCTACTGGCTATCAGATTATCACTTTTTTATGGTAGAGACTGAACGCTTAAAGACCATTTGCCGTAATTACTTTAACACAAAACGAGATACAATAGGCGGAGACAGCAATACCAGCAAAGGTATTTTAGTGCCATTGAAAATATTTTTTGAGAATAAGTATTAATTATTAAATTATTGTTATATTTGCGTATAACAAAAGCAAGAAAAATGAGGAATTATCTAGTAAATTACAGAGCTTTTTACGATGGTAAATGGCGAAAAGCAGTGAAAGTAGTAGCTGCGTACAGTGAATTAGATGCCTATGTAAAGGCGGACATTTGGAAACAGTTAATAATCAACATAAAAGCAGAACAATGAAAAAGAAAGAGTTAACATTTGAAGAGGCGTTAGACCTAGTAAACCCTATTACACCAGTTGAGCAAGAACCTGAGGTAGTAGGTAACATCTATCAAAAGCTATGGAGAGCAAAGCAAGAGATTGGTAAAGTAGTTAAGGGTAACGACAATCCGTTTTTTAAAAGCCGATACGCTGATTTAAACACCATTTTAGAAGCTGTTGAACCATCACTATTTAAACACGGTCTTATTGTGTTACAGCCATGCTTAGACAACATAGTAGAAACTCAAATAATAGATTGTGAAACTGGTCAAATGGTAGAGTCATCTTTGGTGCTACCTGAGATAACAGACCCACAGAAACGTATCGCAGCTGTCACATACTTCCGTAGAGCTACGTTGCAGTCACTTTTGAGCTTACAGGCAGTAGACGATGACGGAAACACGGCTACCGAAGCAATTAAAACACAAAAGCCATCTATTACAGACGAGCGTTTAAAAGGCGCAATTACTTCTATCCTGTCAGGTAACTACTCAGTAGACCAGTTAAAGGCACAATTTCAATTAACTCAGGCGCAGTTGAACTACTTAAACTCGGAACTATGAATCCAAAGGAGAAAGCAATAGACCTATTCAATAAATACTTTGACTTAGTAGAAGCGTATAGCGCAGAGCAGCAGCACGAGAACGCACGTACAGCAGCAATTATAGCAGTAGATGAGTTTCTATCATTTCAAGAATCTTTATATATAACTGAAGGAAGTTTAGCGTATCAATACTGGCAGCAAGTAAAACAAGAAATAGAAAAGCTATAAAATCTTAATTTAAAACAAATAAATATGTTTAACACAACAGCAGCACCAATGGCGAAGTATAGTAGCCAAGTGCAAAAAGGACAAGAAGTAAACAAGGTTTACAAAACAAGTGATTTATCAATCTTCAAACAGATTGACGGAAACAGAGTGCCAAATCTTCAACACATTAAGCGATTGGCTGATTCAATTCGTATTTATGGGATGAAATGTAATCCAATTTTAGTTAATGAACGAATGGAAGTAATAGACGGACAACACCGTTTAATGGCTGCAAAAGAAGCTGAGTCATTTGTTTATTACATTATTGTAAATGGATATTCTTTAAATGAGGTTCATACTTTAAATTTAAACCAAAAGAATTGGACTAAAAAAGATTTTGTTGAAGGCTATGCAAATATGGGTATTACATCTTATATAAAACTTAAGTCATTTATTGAAAAAAATGACGACTATACATTTGAAAGTTGCGTTTCTTTTTGTAACAACACATCAACTGGAAGCGGTAATAATTCATTATCAAGATTAAAATATCAAAATACAATAAGTTCAGGAATAATTGAAGACGGAACTTATATTGGGAAAGACTTTCAATTAGCACAAGATTGGGCAAATAAAATAAGAATGATTAAACCCTATTATTCAAGTTACAATAGGTCTTCTTTTGTCGGAACAATGATAACATTGTTTAATAATGATAATTTCGATTTTAATGAGTTTATGCACAAATTAAGAATACAACCAACAGCATTAATTGATTGTGCCAATAGAGAACAGTATAAAACATTAATTGAAGATATTTATAACTATCGCTCAAGAAATAAAATTAATTTACGATACTAATGAAAGACTTAAAAATCAGATGTTCAGCAATAGGTAAGATAATGACTTCCCCTCGTTCAAAAGGGGAGGTTCTATCTGCCACTACAAAGACGTACATTAAAGAGCTTGTACTAGAACACAAATACGGAATAAAGAAAGAAATCAATTCACGTTACTTAGACAAAGGAAACCAAGTTGAAGACATGGCTATTGAATTAGCAGAACAGGCTTTAGAGTTAGGTTTCGTGTTTAAGAACGAGTTGTTCTTTGAAAACGACCATTTGACTGGCACACCTGACATAATCACGGACACGTTAATAGTTGACGTTAAGTCAAGTTGGAACGGAACTACTTTTCCTATGTTTGAAGATGAGTTACCAAACAAAGATTACTACTGGCAGCTTCAAGGTTACATGGATTTAACTGGTAAGCATAACGCTATTGTTGCCTATTGTCTTGTCGATACACCTGAAGACATCGTATTAGACGAAATAAGACGTGTAGCTTGGGCAAAGAAAGAGCTTGAGCCATCGGAAGAAACGGAACACGATGTACGTTCACAGCATGAATTTAGCCACATACCAAAAGACAAACGAGTTAAAGCGTTCTTGGTAGAAAAAGACGAACACGCTATATGGCAAATAAAGGAACGAGTAGAACAATGTAGAGAATATTACACGGAACTATGGAACAAGTAAAACAAACAGCAGTAGAATG